CAGATGTGTTTGAACAAGGCATTGATGACTGGACTGATGAACTAGCTAAAGCGGAAGTTGATGTTATTAATACAATTCAGTATAAATGGTTTAACAAATATTACTCTAGAAGCCAATTCAACAGTACTTTGTTAGTTGAAGCACAATGGACTAAATCAACAGTATATCAAGCTCTTTATGCTTACATACTACCAAGACTGAGTACATTTAGACCAGAGGGAGATCCCTTCAGAGAACAACTAGTATTTTACAAAGAACGTTTCAATGAAGAACTAGATATCCAATTTGGTATAGGTATAAAGTATGACTTTGAGAATGATGGAAGTATTGATACAGATACAGACATCAAACAAGCAAGTCAACAGTGGTTGGTGAGATAATGGCTAGAAGAGAAGATATAGTAAAAGAAATAGTCAGCTTACTTAAAGCTCAAAGAAGCGTTAGGCTTGGCGTAGTTCAAAGGGATCCAATTGATCCTACACAACTTGCTAAAACAGCGTTTCCAGCAGTTTTCCTTGAGACTACAAATGAAAACATTGAAGATGTTTCAATGACAATGGGTTCAATTGGGTTGATGAGAGAAGGCGTTATGGAAGTAAATGTAGTGTTGCTAATAGGTGGTCAACAGCGTGATACACAGCGTAATATAGCTGTGGAAGCAATTGAGAACACTTTGATGGCAAACAGACAACTGCCAGTTAATAACGTTCCATTAGTAGAAGACATTAGGCTCTCAAGAGTAGAGACTGTTGTAATTGGGGAAAGCGCCCCATTTGCAAGTTGTAGAATGGTATTCACAGTTGAATATTGTTATACACTAAATCAAACATAAGGAAAAAACATTATGATATGTTATGCAGGTAAAGACGGAGCTCTCTCAATAGGGGGCACAAACGTTGCTATGTTAACTTCATGGACAGTATCACAATCAGCGGAAACGCTAGAGTGTGCTTACATGGGTGTTAGTTGGAAAGACTATATGGCAGGGCTAAATTCTTGGGAAGGTTCAGCGGAAGCTAACTTCACAGATGTAGCTTCAGCCGCAGGTTTAACTCCAGCTCAGATAGCAGCAAACTCTGTAACAGTTGGTCAATCAGTAAGTTTAATATTCTATCCAGTAGACGCTGGAACTATGAGCTTTACAGGAACAGCAATTGTTACAAGCATAGACAATAATGCAGCTTTAGGTGACGTCCAAACAGTGAGTTTATCATTCACTGGTACGGGTGAACTTGTAACTGACATTACAGTTTAAGTAAATACATTATAGCTACTTCAGGGTTATCCTTGGAGTAGCCGTAATTTGTTAGACAACCTCTAACAGTTCTAACAACAAGTCATACTATATGACACAATGAAAGTAAACAAGGAAAAACATTATGACAACAGAAAACAAAAACAGTGTACTAGGAAATGCTAAAAATCATTTTAGAAGTGCATTAAGTCAAGAATTAATTAAAATTGAAGTTCCAGAATGGGACACTACTATCTACTTCAAAACTGCAACAAGTTTTCATGTAGAGAAAAAGATCCTAGAGCTACATGGCAAAGGACAAATGGTAGAAGCATTAGTTGAAACGCTAATTGCAAAGAGCTTTGATGCAAGCGGTAAGAATGTATTTACACCAGCAGACAAAATTGTACTGATGCGTGAAGTAGATCCAGAAGTTATTATCCGTGTTGTATCAGCAATGCAAGAAGCAAAAGAAGAGGCAAAAGCTAGCCTGGGAAACTAGGAGATGATCTGGAGTTGTTGTTTATCTTCAAGGTAGCAGCAGAACTAGGTCATACAGTTGAGTGGATAATGAATAATATGAGCTACATAGAGCTTGAAGCTTGGGCAAAGTATTATGAATATCTACACAAACAAGCAAAGGCCCAACAAAAGAAATAAAGGAAAAGTCAGGAATATGAAAAGTATAAACGCTGTAATTAAAAATGTAAAAACTCAAATTGATAGTGACTTAAATTTTTATGTTGCTGACTTAACCAAAAACTTACGCAAATTTACCCCCGTAGATACAGGTGCGGCAAAATCAAGATGGGCAAAACTTGGTGGCACAGTTGGTATTGAAAACAAAGTTCCAGTAAAAATTATTACAAACAGAGTAGGATACGCAGGTATTCTAGATGGTTCTGAAGGACGTCCAACAAGTAAACAAGCACCAAGAGGTATTGTTGAGCCAGCACTAAAGCACACAAACCAAAGATAAGGACACAACACTATGGCAGGTACCAGCACATATAACATTGATATAGTACTCAATAATAAAGCCGCAGGCGCATTGGGTAAAATGAATGGTCAATTAAAGAAGATTGAAAAGGGTGGCAAAAGAGTAAACGGCACCTTTGATAAAATGAAGAGCTTGGCTGTTGCAGCCGCTGGTGCGTTTGGTTCATTTAAAATTGCATCATCACTAATTCAAACAGCAGTACAATTTGAAAACTTAGCTATACAGTTAAACACTCTAACAGGTTCAGCAACAGAAGGTGCTAAAGCATTAAAGGTAGTTGAAGACGCAGCAGCAGACAGTGCATTTGCATTTGAAGATATGGCTAATTCCAGTGCTTTACTATTAACAGTAGGTGACGTAGATCAGTTAGCTAGTAGTTTAGAAATGGTTGGAGACATTGCGGCAGTTAGTGGATTAGAATTTGATGTAGTAGCAGGACAAATACAACGTGCATTTAGTGGCGGTATTGCGTCAGCAGATATATTCAGAGAAAAAGGTATTAAGAGCATGTTGGGCTTTCAAGAAGGCGTACAATACACTGCTCAAGAAACAGAAGACATTATTAGAAAACTATTTGAAAATGGTACAGCATATGCATCAGGTGGTTCAAAACAATTTGCTAAAACTTGGACAGGTCAGCTAAGTTTAATTGGTGATAAAATAACAAACTTTAAAAAGACCATTATGGATGCTAGTGCATTTGCAGTTCTCAAAGAACAATTAATGAAAGTTAATGCATTTTTAAAAACTAATGAAGATGCTATTGCTGCAGTTGCTGAAAGTATTGGTAACGCATTAGCAATGGGAATTAACAAGTTAGGTGAAGCAGTTGTATTTGCAGCTACACACATTGGCTTTTTTGCAAACGTAGCTAAAGTTCTAGTTGGACTAAAATTAGCAACATATATTAATAAAATTATACCAGCCTTTAAAGCACTAAACCTTGTTATGAGAGCTAATCCAATTGGATTACTTATTACAGCAGTTGCAGCTCTTATAGGTTATTTAAGTTTTACAAACGGTCTAGGACGTACAATTGTACAAATAGAAGCGGCGTTTGGCGTATTTGGTTATGCTCTTAGTGCATTTACTAAATTCATGCGTGAAAAAGTTGGTAAAATAGTGGAACGTATAAAAAACTTATTTTATGACTTTGTTGATGCAATTATTTCTTCATACAATTGGATAGCTAAACTAATTCCAGGCATGGATGAATTTAATACAGAAGCAAGAGCTTTAGGTAGTGCATTATCAGAAAAACTAGCTGGCGGATTGGAATATGTAGGTACTAAAGCAGGTGAAATGTCAGATGCTTTACTAAACGCATTACCACCTGAAGTTAGTGAATTAATAGATAGAGTATCAGATGCCGTTGACGTAGCTGGGTATAATTTTGATAAAGCAGCAGATAAAGCTAAAAAGTTTGCTGATGAAGCTATACGTATACGTGACATGGAAAAAGCAATGGCTTCATACGGAACTAGAACTCCAACAGGCACAACTACTACACCTGTAGTAAATCCAGCGGCACAGATAGCAATAGACAAAGCAAACGCTAAAACACTTGAATGGTTTCAAAAGCTACAAGCAGGATTATTTCCACTAGAAGCAGCGGCAACACAAGCGGCAATGGAAATAAAAAGAATTAATGACGCTGTAGCAGCTGGTATTATTCCAGCAGATCAAGCAAAGGTGGCTATAGAGGGAATAAACAAAGCTCTAGCTGATATGCAACCTCAAAATACACGCTTACTAGAACTTACGGATCAAATGACTGCATTGTATGATAGTATGTTCCCAATGAAAGCTACAGTTAAAGAGTATGAACAAACAATAGCAGATCTAAATGAAGCATTAGATGAAGGTATTATTAGTCAAGATCAATTTAATGAAATGCTAAAACAAGCTAAAGTTAACTTTGATAAAACTGTTGATGGCATGAGTAAGAAACTAGAAGAATTAAAATCAGCAGGTGAACTATTTGTTGAAGACTTCAATAAGAGCTTTAATGATAAACTAGCAGATGGCTTAGTTGAAGGTAACTTAAACTTTGATACATTTGCAGACTTATGGAAAAGCACACTAAAAGACCTAATATCAGATACACTAAATGGCGGCACTAAACTAAATGACATACTTGGTATGTTTGGTAGTGGTGGAACAGGTGGTGGATTTAACTTAGGTAGCATATTTGGCGGAGGCGGCGGTGGAGGCATTGGTGACTTCTTTAGTAGTGCAGCAAGTGGAATTGGTGATTTCTTTGGAGGCTTCTTTGCAGACGGTGGTAAACTAGGTGCAGGTAAGTTTGGAGTTGCAGGTGAAAATGGACCAGAACTAATTACAGGACCTGCTAAAGTAATAAGCAATGAAGAGAGCTTTGGAAATATGGGGTCAGCGCCAGCCATAAATATAAACATACAAGCAATTGACACACAGACTGGAACTGAATTCCTTCTGAAAAACAAAAAACAAATTACAGGCATTATACAAGGTGCGTATAATAAACGTGGGAAACAAGGGATTTATTAATTATGAAAACAATATTTACGTATCCAGATAACTTAGCAACAGATTACATCAGTACACAATACTTAGGTAACGCAACTAGTGGATTTTACAAAAGAGCAAATGATCTAAAACTTGGAAATTATAAGCCTTGGAGCACAACAGCACCAACAGCAAATATTAACCAAACAATACAACATATGAGTAAATATCATAATGCATTTCTTGAGACTTGGAATGAAAATACAATTTATAAATTCTGGGAACTTCCCTTGTATGAGTGTAAACTTGAACTTGTAAATTCTGGACCATTATTAAACGCAGCTCCAACTCCAAATACAGCATTCTCACAGCCTATTAATTTTACTTTTTCTCAGCCACATGAATTATTAGATGGTGAAAGAGTATCACCATCATTATTTAATGGAGACTTAGTGCCTCTTAACGGAATGGATGTATACGTTAAAAAACTATCTGACACTGAATTACAATTATCTACAAATTCTGGCTTAACTGAATTACTTGAATATTGGTCAGTAGACACAGATACTATTACAAGTGCTACTTCAGCAGATCCTGTTGTATTTACTAGCACTGGTTATAATATTAGTGGACAAATAAGCATGGATAACTTTGATGGTGATATGAGTGTTTACAACACAGGGTCACTACCAGATTATTTACAAGGACAGTTCTGGGTCCAACCAATTGATGCTGATACGTTTAATTTATCTTGGGATTCAGCCGGTACTAGTTTATTAGGACGCACAACACAAGAAACTGATAACCTAAATCCTATTAAAATAGTAGCTACTAATTATGTGCAAGGAGGAGGAGCTAGAACTAGCTTCTTTAATTCAGGCCAAGTAACAATAGATTTAGGTTCATCAACACCTTTACCAGATGGTAGTTTAATGAATTATAACTGGCCATATGAATTTGTAGGCCAGCCCAATACGCCAATAAGACCTGTTCAATATGAACCATTATGGGGAGTAACACCTCCACCATTAGAAACAAGTGGAACTGGCGCAAGATATAAAGTTTTATCAATGTCACCAGACGGACTTAGATACGTTTGGATATTAGATAATACCGGCGGAAGTATATATGGCGGTGTTAAGGAATGGACAGGACAGGAATGGATAGACAAGGTTGACAATACAAGTTGGACCGCTCCACAATGGCTTAATCAGGATTATCCTAACATTGGTTTAGGATATGGAAAGACAAATACTGGTGCCAGTAATCCTATTGATAACTGGCCATTAGACAACACGGGCAGTGAAGGTAAAGTTTTATGGAAAAATTATGTAGATTCAGCTGATCAGGGTAGTATATGGAGAGCACAAGCATTTGATTTAGACTATCTTGGATGGACTAATAACTTAAACGGAACAACATCATCACCTAATACAAATTATCCCAATCCAGGAGCACTACCAACTGGCTCAACTTATCCAAGAAATCAAGACGGAATTAGTACAGATGATATAAAGTTTGTAACAACAGAAGGACAATACGGATTTCTTTGTGATACTGACTGGGTGGACCCAAATAATGCAAATACTGCGCCTGGACAAAGTAAAACAGGACGTGTATTTGTATATGGT